ATGATCGCGTTCACATCGTTGTCCGCAGTACCTGGACGCAGTTCGGTCTTCGTCAAACGAATTGCGACTGGCTCAAGCTGAGGAGGAACGATGAGCTTGCGACCACGTGCGAACACCTTCAATCCGGCCTGATCTTTGAAGTTCGTCCGAATAGCAATCATGCTATTCAAGAGCGTTGCTTCATTGAGGTCAACCTGAACCGATGGGGTGTTTGCGACGGTGCTGCCGTCAATTGGATGCGCCGTGGAGCAAAGTGCCACACCGTCACCGCCAATCGAAGCGTTGTAGGTCGTTGCTGTGTTCAAAACGTTCGCGCCATAAATTTCCTTGGTCTGGTGGAAAGATTCCGTCAGGCCGAGGTTGGATGGCTGGAACTGGGTCTTGTAGAGGTTGTCATCGATTGCTTTACGGGTGATCGCGTAACCGAGAGCGATTTCAGTGTGCTCTTGGTTGTAGATGAACCGTTCACCAGCACCCGAATCAAATGCAGTCTGACCACCTTCGGTCTTCAGCTGCGCAAGGCCGAGGTAGCGCATTTCAGCGGTACGCTCGAGAGCCATTTTTGAATCGTGCTTTGTGAAGATCTTGTCGTACTGAGATGGGATCATCTCGTACTTGCCTTCGACGCCACGGAGACCTGGAAGGAGAAGGTCTCTGATCTGTGAGAGATTAACAGCCATAATACCTTACTCCTCAGCTAATGCCAGTTGGGCCTGCACCGTTCGACCGGAAGATTTCGTTATTGAATCCTACGATGACATTGCAGTACTGGGTTGTTGGATCACCGCCGTTGCTACCGCTAATCTGGTAATCAACAACAATGAATGGGAACGTGACGGTTGTAGCAACGGACGAAAGGTATGCACCTGAACGACCTGTCGAGGTATTGCCTGAACCGATTGTAAACTGTGCATACTGACCAATGATGCCCGAAGTCATCGTGGTCGCTGTGCCAGTCATCGGTGCGCCAGCAAAACTCGTCTGAACAAGGAACCGTGAATTTGGATCATCAATGACGTAAGCCTCTACGTCACCAGTGGCTCCAGAACCAGGCCAGTATGGTGAAAATACGGTACGACCGAGTGAAGTGTTGAGGTATTTGCAACCAACAAAAATACCATCAAGACGGGTTGTACCAGCGGCACCTTGAGTTATGTAGCCGTTAGCAGTGCTAACAACAGGCATAACGGGGTCGCCAGTGTAAATGGGTGTCGTGTTACCAGAAGCGATTCGGCGAGTCGACTGTGCAAAAGTCGGAGCTCCACCTGAGCCACCCTGATACTGCGTGAAACCGAAATAGGCAGCAGTGTTTGCCATGACGGGATTCTCCTCTCAGAGAGTTTCCATCATCGCACACCGAGGCGACTGTGAAACGGGAAAAATTCGAATCTTCCACACCGAGGGAAGACTATTGGGTATTATGCCTGAAAAAATGCAAATGAAAAGGGGCAGATGTTTTTATTTTCTGCCCCTTCAATTATCAATCGTTCGGGATCGGCATTGGCTCGTAACTTTTCTTAAGTTTCGGAGCCATTTTAGAGTCGTCGCGACCCAGCAATCCATCCGAGGATGTAAGCTGGCCTTCTTTGATTTTTACCTGACGGCGAGCCATGAGCAAATCTTTCGCCCGAGCATCGAGCGTGATTTCTTCAGGCCGCTCCATTAAAAGCATACCTTTTCTTTCAATGGAACCTTCCGCTCCAACATGCATCATGTCCGGATGCCGTTCAACCGGAACAGGCGTCCAGCCCATCCGCCGAACATGGTTCATATGCGAAAGGTCTTCCATATTCATCGAAGATTTGCGCTTCCATTCATACGACCAACCGTCCGGAGCAGGTGGCGCAGCAAATTCATCCACCCCGTCATCGAACGGCGACGAATTACCACGGATTTCCGCCGCACGCTGCGCGGCCAAGGCTCTTGGGTCGTCTTCACGCAGCGATGGACGGACCTCGCGACGATTTGCAGCTTCAACATTCTTCATTTCGATATCTCCAATCAATTCAACTTGCCTTCTTTGATCAAGGCGGATTTGTTTCGGGCATATTCCTGATCTGTCATCCCCATCAGGCTTGCCATCTCACGTTCCTGAGAATTTAGACGCACAACATTCGGCTTTGTGCCGGAATTGGTCGTCGGAGAACGCGAAACGGGAGCTGCTGGGGGCGCAGAGCGGCGAGCTGTTGGGGCAGAAGCACTTGACAAGGCGGAATCCTCTTGTTGAACGAAACGACGCGACTGAATTTTCAACGTATCTTCAATCGTATTGAAGTAATCGTCTGAATCAGCCTCGATCCCGTCCGCAACCGCGAGGTTGTGGGCCGCAATCATCTTCTGATAGAGGCGAGGGTTCGTTGCATACTCCGGATGAGACCTGACCCAGTCTGCAGAACGTCCCGAAAGCTGGGAAGCAAGGGCTTCGACGGGGTCGGAGGGAGCTTGAGGCTGGTTTTTCAGCTCCTTTACCCTGTTTTCGTACGCATTCCGGCCCTGTTCAAGCTGCATTTTCTGTGCAGAGATCTCCGACATCTGCATTTGAATGTCAGCAGCCGCTTCATGGTCGCCGGATGAGAGCGCATCTGCATAAGAACGTTTTAATGCAAGCTGATTCGACTTCACTGTGTCGATTGCGTTGTCGATCAGCCGGAGATTCGTGTCATCGACCTCGCTTTTGGCAGCAGTTGCCTGTTCCGAGGCCTGTTTCATCCGCCTTTCAGCGTCCAAACGAGCCTGACGCTCTTCCTCGAGCTTGAATTTCAGCTCTCGAATGCCGTCCTCGGCTGAAATTTCATCCCTCGGGTGATCTTCAACCTTTTCCACCTGAATGTCTTCAGCTGGAACTTCATTCTCGAGCGGTTCAAGCACCAACTCAATATCATTTTTATCGTTTTCTGACATTTTGGCTCCTTACCAAACCTGATCGACATCTAAAATGCGACCTTTGACATTGACATCATTCAAAATTTTGCAAGGAACGCTATTTATCGTGATTGTCCAGCCGTCCGATGCTCTAGAAACGAGCCAATCGCCTTCATTAATGGTTACTTCTTTGAACCATTGACCTTCTTCGTCTTGGAAAGCAGTCGGGCCTTTTTTCAGCACGAGGCCAACCTTGCTTTGATAAATATCTTCGTCGACTGTTTGATCAGTCAAAATAATTCCGCTTTTTGTTATCTTTGGTCGGAGATAAAGCGCAACAAGAACTTGGTTGTTGAACAATTCAAAATCAGAAATGTCTCCAACCTGCTCAACGAGCAGCTCTCGAGGGTCTTTTTCGTGGTACATTTTCATTGCAGGCATGTCAGTTTTCCCCTCTGACTGTTTCACCATCGGCAATCGCCTTGGCTTCGTTCACAAATTCAAGTGCAAGCGAAAGCCCTTGAACTTTTCCGACTTGACGCTGGTATTCATCGAATGAAGATGCCGAACCAGCGGCAAGATTGTCTCGGATGCGTTCATATTCCGCTCCGATCATTCTTTTCAACTCATAACTGAGCTGATGCGTCGTATTTAATATCATTTCAGACCCCTCTGATTTTCCCCTCTGTTAATTATTGGGCCGGACACCACAGAGGGGTGAAAGCGTCCGGCCCTTTTCACGGAATTGCTTCCGAGAACTTATTTCGGTCCAGTCAAACCGTAAGCCTTGACCTTTTCCAACCGACCCAAACCTCCGCCAGCAGCATGATCAATGACGTGGGTCGCACGACCACCGTATCTCCGTGGCATCATTCCTGGAGGTGGCATCATTCCTGGAGGAGGACCGCCAGCTCCTGGAGGCATCATTCCTGGAGGCGGCATTGGAGGACCACCTTGAGGCATTGGAGGTGTTCTCGGGGACATTGGAGCAGGAACTGGTGCATTCGGCATCATGCCGCCGCCAGCGGGGCTCCCGTGCGCACCAATGATGATATTGATGTGCGTTTTGCCCTTGCCTTTGCCCTTTGCCTTGCCGCCCTTTGCGTGAGCTGTGCGTCCACCGACAGCACCAGGTATCTTGGTCGTTGAGTTGCCCGAGAATACGCCGCCTCCGCCGTACTTCATGGTACGACCGCCACGGTTCTTATTGACAAACTCGTTTGCGGTATCGTTCGCGTCATCCATATCGCTTGCAAAGTAATCGGCTTTCTCAAGATGCTTACCGTCCTGATAATGCCTGACACGGTATTCATTATAATCCATATCCTTGTAAATCTTTGAAGATTTAGCGGGATTTGAACCAGTAACCGTCTTCTTCAAACGAAGAATAGGCTTTTCAAAAGCAGAATCATCATTAGAGCGACCGCCTTTGGCCAAACCCTTCATGGACTTCTGCGAGTCGTGCTTGTCATCAGCCTTCGACGCTTCCCACTGCTTCATGGTCATGCCGCGCTTGGCCGCGAGCTTCTTGTCTTGGGCCTGATCCTTCGCGGAGCCTTCGAACTTGACCTTGCCGCCGCGCTTTTCCTCATATCTACCTTCAAACGCAGGCAGTTGGGTTCCAAGAGGATAGTCTGATTGATTTGGAGCAAATCTATCAAACGCATCTTGCTCAACTTGTCCTCGCATTATTTTGTTAACGGCTGCTTGTGGTTCATTTTCACGAGTTGGTCCTTGCCCTTGGTTCTGAGGACGAGCCATTGCGCGAGAGTTTATTGAACCTCTTTGCATTATTTCTTGCATTTTAGGATCTGCCGCCATTTCTGAACGTTTGGAAGCCTGTGAAGCACGAGCTGCATTTGCGCTGCCCATGCCAACATTGCGCGAACCGCCTGATGGAGCAGACTTGGCAAGATCCGTGGAATACATCTTACCTTTGTATTCAAACGTTTTTGGGCCACCTGAAAGCATCGCGGCACGACCCGCCTTGAACGCTTCGCTGAATGAACCGCCGCTAGCTTTGTGGGTACGACCGCCCTTTTTGTAACCAGTTTCGGAAGCCGTCCGGTCGTAGTTTTTAAGATCAGAAGCAAATTGTTTCCGTGCCATCATCCCTTCTTTAGGGCTGACACGTTTTGAGGCAAAAGGATTAAACTCGCCATGAGTAGCGGCAATAGACTTTTCATGGGAATCTTCCATCTTGCTCTTGGACTTCGCGTAATCTGTGCCCTCAGAACGCATGCCGCCATTCGCTTTGCGAACAGCTCCACCCTTCTTCATCGCCCCTGCAGCACGACCCATCATTTGGTTCTGCTGACCAATTGGGTTCTCTCCGATTGGGCCACCGCCAAACTTCTTGGCTTTGCCGCCATGCTGAAGAACGCCACGACCCTTGAGAATGTCAGCCTTGGTAACTTTTCCGTCGCCTGTCATGTCAGGAAACGCTTTGCCTCCGCGCTTCAAGCCGCCAACGTGCGCCTTGCCGCCTTCGCGAACCTCATTCGCCATCTTCTGATCACGGTTGATCAGGTTGTCAGGAGTGAGGTAGCGTTCTGCACGACCGCCCGACTTGCGGGGCATCCGGTCAGCGCGATTTGCCGCCTTCATGCCATCAGCTTTGCCGACGACTTTGCCGCCTTTTTTGTATGAGCGTTTGCTCAATGGACGCATGCCAGTTTGAACATCCGTGTTCAATGGCTCGGAAGGCGACCAAGTTGACGAGTCAACCTTTTTTTGTGGGTCGGTGGAGGAGAGGCGTTTTGCCTTTGCCTTCATCGCAGAACGTGCAGTTTTGGCGGAATATTCCATGGTAGTCTCCGGAGGTTGCAATTACGGGCGTCCCCGCATGCCGCGAGAGGGGTAATCAGAGCCTCGCGGCAGAGACCTGATTTTGCTGAGGGCGAACTCGACAATCGGACTATTATGTTCTTTTTTTGTCTTTTTGGCAATGGGGCTTTTTACTTCGCCGCCAGATTTGTATTCCTCAACTTCTTGATAAGTTCCGTCTGGCATCAACACCCGTCTCCGAGGTTTGCGAGGCTGAACAATCGGGTCACGACGATTGTCGCTGGTCATTGGAGCAGGAGGGTTGCCGGAGTTGCCCAGAAAATCCAACCAACCGCCGCTGTTCCCGACAGGATTCCCGAACTCATCATTCTTCGCTTCGAAGCGCGAATTGTCGGGCTGATTGAATTGGTTGCCGAGGTACCTTCCGCCAATCGCTCCGATCGGCCCGAGCGCAAGTCCACCCAAAACAGACCCAATGTTGCCGCCCATGTTGCCGAAAAAACTATCGTCTCCTCGCTGAGGAGGCATTGGTGCGCCGCCGCCTCCAATGTTGAAACGATCATTGCTGTTGTCAGGGCGATTGTCAGGGCGGTTGTCAGGGCGGTTGCCGCCGCTTGGACCAGCCGTTTGGGTACCGGAACCAGCGTTGTAATTCCGGTCGGCATCGGGGGAGGTTGCCGCAGGACGATTTGCGTCCGCCGCGCCACCTGGGTTATCGCCAGTGCGAACGTCTCCGCCGTAGTCGTAGCCAATGCGACCGCCACGCTTGTACAACGTTTGATTTTTCAGGATGCTCGCTTTTGCGGTCGGGGAAGCCTCGATCATGGGCTGTTGCATATCGTCTTTTTTCGGTAAAGGAATGTTGTTCCCTTCCAAATAATCCGCGATGGCGTTTCCGGTCACTCGCACAGCTTCCGGCGATTCATGAACGTCTGGCCGTTGTTGGTGATGCCAATTTTGCACATCTTGTCTTAGCTGCAGCCTTGCAGGAGCGTGATTGCCATATCCATGAATATCATCATTGAAATAATAATCAAATCCGGCTTGGTTTCTGTTAAGGCTAGGATCTCTGTTCGAAACCGAAAAACCTTTATTTGTTGGAGTTGACTCACTCAAACCTTTTGTTTTCCAAAGGTCGATCGGCTCGTTTGTTTTTGGATCGAGCACAGGATTTCCGTCTTTGTCCTCGAGATTCCTCGGAACAAATTGTGGGCCATAGTGCAATGTTTCCGGATCATGCGACTTCATTGCATTGAAAAGCTGAGGGATGAACGTTGTGTCGTACCACTTTCCGACCGCAGCACCTTCTTTGCTTGGCCAGCGAGCGGCTTGGGTTGGACCATGGTTGACCGTTACCCCATCGTAGTCTCCCGCAGCGACTTCATGGAGAATTTGCTTTATCATCAAATTTGTTATCGCGTTGGAGCTTGCGACATGAGGGTATTCAGGAATAACATCCTTGAGTTTTTGTTGTGTTTCGTTTAGTTTCTGTTGGATTTTTAATTTTTGTTCCGACAATATGTCAATTTTCATGGCCAATTTTGGATATTCAGTTCCAGGATAATCGGAAAACATCGCTTGCGAGGCAGCTTCTGCACCTTGATAGCTATCGCTGTAAGAGTCTCGAATTTTTCTATAAAGCTCGTTGCTTAATTCCTCTTGCTTGTTAAGAAGTGTATTTATTTCATGATGTGCATTACCATAAGCCTTATTCAAAGAAGCATATTCGTCTTGCAATTTTTGATGCATTTCATCATTCAAAAATTTACCTCGCCCCTGTTGCGCAGGGTCGGACTGCGCTTCCACGACCTCCAGTATTTTTTTGCCGTCCGGAGTTTTGCGGTCTCCGAGCCGGAGATGGAACAGCGGGTTCTTTTCAGGGAAATGAGTTTCAAACGTGAATCGCTCTTTTTCATCTGGGCGATACTGCGGAATGATCTCCCGATAGTTCTCGAGCGGCTCGACACCTTCTTTTTCTTCCGAAAGCTGATATTTTGTCCACTTTGGACTTTTTGATTTTGCGAGGGAGCGAAGCTCGGTTCTATGATTGTCTAGCCAATAGTTTGCAGCCCAATCCGTCCTTTGTTTTTTAAGTTGAGCGTCAGAATATCCTTTGTCTTGAAAATATGTGTCATTGTAATCTCGCCCACGTTTAAAATTGTAAGCGATATTCTCAATTGCATCTTTATCATAGCCAAATTGTGAAAAATACCTCTCAATCGCGTTTGGGTCTTCTGAAAGTTCTTCGGCAATGACAGCAGCATGCGGCCGATCTGAATAACCGTTTGCCTCCCAGTTTGTATAATAATGGTCTTTTCTTTTCTCGTATTTCTCTCTCAAACTGTTGGAGCGAACGCTTTTCCTGTAACCTTCGAGAGATTCGTCTTCGAATGCGCTCGCGATTTCATCCTTAAAAAACTTTTTGTCGTTCGGATCTTCCTCGGGCTCGCCATCAACAGGGAATGGTTTTATGTTGTCGAGGCGTTTCAGCCCCCACTCAAGCTCTTCCTTTTTGACTCCAGGCTGGTTTTTCAAAAACTTAGCCCACTCTCCCAGCTTCATCTCATCTTGCTTCGAGGCACGAGCTGCCTCTGCCGCCTTCGAATACAACCCGAGTTCATTGTATCTCCGGTCGAGCTTCTCGGGTGCGGTTTCTTCGGGCGGCGAATTGTGGCCCATGCCGACCGAACGTTCCGGCTCGGCTTTTTGAGCAACGATCTTGCCCTGCTCGGCGATTTGCTTCGTGTAGAAATCGTAGTCAGGGGAACCTTTTTCGTATTGTTTGCGTTGTTCGATCAGTTCTTTTATGTAGGCCTGAGCCTCCGCACGACGAGCTGCGAGGCTTCCGCCATCTTCTTTGTGGATACGACCACCGTCCGCTTTGACAATGACATGGTGATAAACAGGGTGCTCTTTCCCTCGGACCAAGATCGATCCGGCCTCTGGTCCGAGCTCGACGTTGCCGCGAGTTGTCGGGCGTAGCCTTGGCTCGGAAGGAGAGTTTTCGTACCTTGCAAAATCTACGCCTTTGGGAAAATGAGCGTTCAACGCATAGTAATGTTTGCCACGGTGCTCCACCGACACAATCGTGCTGGTTGATTCATGGCCCTCTGGCGCATCTTGCCATTTCCATCCTGCCTTTTGTTTGAACAGGTTGGTCTTTGCGACAGCGTTGCCCTTGCCGGACGTGCCTGTTTCATCCACAGCATCTTTCGACGCATTGAAATAAGGCTTGCCGTCGCTGCCAATGCCGATCGAAGCTGCAGCCGATTTGTGGCCAGTCACGTCCGATTTGTCAGGCATGGATAAATATTGACCTCCTGCCGGACGTTCGCCTTCAGGGAACATGCGCTGCGGTTTCGGAAATACCGACATTGGGTTGTTGATCTCAGGAGCTACGTCGCCGCCGTTCGAAAAATATTTCGGCCCATCATCATGGGTTTCTTTTATTTCTTTTACCCAACGATCTGGGATTTCTTCATATGATGTCCCAACATATGCACCTTTTGGGTTTGGGTGCTTATTCATAAAATCAATAAACGGATCGTTGTGAGTCGACTCATCTTCGTCTCCTCCGTAGCCCATGTCCGGAGAAATATGTTCATACTGGCTGGCAGGAACTCTAAATTTTGTTGTCGTTTTATTTTTTGACGTAACAAAATTCGATGGCGCATCGATCGCAGCAAAAACTCCATAACCTCCCTGAAGTTTATTTTTCCTTATGGATTGGCCTTCATGTCCAGGAGTTTCGTGGTGCAAAATGATGCCGTCAGGGTAATGCTTTTTCAAATAATCTATGAAAAGCTGTTGCTCCCTTGAAATACGACCGCCGCTCTCCTTGTGAATGAGGCCACCTTCCGCACGAACCTGACGAGGAACGTCCGGCATGAACACAGAGGAAGGGAGCTGTTGTCCACCCGCACGCTCTTTCGCCATCTTTGCGCGGCGTAATTCAAGCTCGCCGCCTTCGGACTTTTTGATGGCAGGGTTTTCCATCGCTTCTTTGGCAGTATCTTTCAATTCCGACCATTCATGTCTCCCGTAATCAGGAAGAACATTTTCAGAATGATAGTCGAGCAGTTGTTGCAAATGCTCGTTATCAGAAAGAAGATTGATCTCTTCAGGAGTCAAATCCATATGATCATAATAACTTTTCAACCAAATTTCAGGATCATGAAGCTCATCAATCGCAGCTTTAACGTTTTTCAATGTTGGTTTATCAGGATTATTTTTCATATATCCCGAAAGCGCATCACGCATCATCTCATAAGGATCGGAAGGATCGTATCCCGACTCTTCAAAATGATTGAACATTTCTTCCAGCGAATTTTGAATTGTGCTAATATTATCAGGGCGAATTTTTTCCGCAATCTTGGTCGGCTTCAGGAGCTTGGAGATTGTTGGAGCTTGTCTCGCGGCAGCAACTGCATTGCGAGAGGTCTCCAAAAACTTCCTCCGTGTTACCGGAGCCTCCATCAATGTTTGAGTTGCCTTGGCAATCAGGTCAGGACTTTCTGCCGAGGCTGGACCTTTGGACGGCGAACGATTGGAGAGGGAAGTGTTCTCTTCCGGCGTTGCGGGAGCTGGCGCAGGAGAAACCACGGTCGCTGGGAGGTTTGCCTCCCGAGGCGTGAAAAGGCTCGCGAATGCTGCGCGTTTCGTTGGGTCTTTCAACTCGCCGCCTTCGCTTTTCCCAACGCGAATGAGCTTCACCGACTTCGCGAGCTGCATAACATCGTTTTTCATTGTGGGTTATTCCCTGTGATGGCGGGGATGACACTGCCGAGGAGCCGAATGACCTCGTCCTCGCTTTCAGGATGCACGGCGAGGTTCTGCGCAAGATCGATCATCTGGATGCGCTCCTTCGCCAGCATTTCCTGTTCTTTGACTTCACTGTCGCGAATGTCTTTTTGCATGTTCGACTGGAGAGCAGCAGCTTTCAGCTTGGTTTCCATCATCTTGGCATCGGCGAGTTGCTTCTTGATCTGAACTTCAGCAGCGTCTTTTTCGGTTGGCCCTTGCTGTTCGCCACCCGCGAGACCCTCTTGCTGTGCCTTGGCCATGTCGATTTGCAGACGACCCTGATCCAACGCAATCCGAGCCTGAGCCGCGCTCTGCTTCGTGTCGGCATCCTGCTTCTTTATCTGCATCTCGGCCATTTCCTTCTGCATCTCAGGAGGAGGGGAGCCTTGTGCCTCTTGCGGGATCATGAATTGCTCAGGGTTCGACCAACCCACCGCTTTCAACGCCGCCGTGTCGATCGCGATCGGATCGTAGAGCGTTGGGTTCGAGGCCTGAATTTGTTTCAGTGCCATGATCTTCATCAACCGTTGAGTTTGGCTCGCGGTGTTTGGATCGGCTTGAGGAACGAGGTCGACCTGATTCACGCCACGCAGGAAGGTTTCTTGATCCCAGGCACGAGCTGGCTTGCGGTTCTGTTGCCAGAAGCTCTCAGGGTTCTCCTTGAAACAACGCACAAGCATCGCGAACTCCTCAGCCTGAGAGGCATGCATCCGCTTGTGAACAGCGTTGAGAACCTTGGTGGCTTGATCGATCATGGCGATTGTGGTGCCGACAGGAGCGTCCGACCGACCTTCGCCCACGGCTGCTTCGGCTGTGCCGCCGAGGCGCATGCCTGTTTGAGCCATGTTTTCGATGAGAGCCATCAATGTTTGAGACGGTTCTTTGTATGGCAGAGGCATGATGGCTTGGTTTATTGGCATGCCGCCCGTTTTCACCAACGCTCCGCCTCCAGGAGGCACACGGAAGATGTTCGTGTTCTGCCTTGCGCCAGTGTCAGCATACAAAAATCCAGGGAAGTTGGCATACATTCCCGCATCCAACAGCTCTCTTTGCGCGGCAGTGATGGCGTTGGTCGTGTTGCCGAGCACATGCAAAAGCCCGAGGTCGTAGAACCCCATACCAGGAATGAACGTGTATTTCACGAAGTTCTGGCGCGACTCAGGAAGTTCCGCCGTGTCCTCATCGTAGTTCCGAACAATCGACAACACCTGACGGCTGCTCACGTCAATCGTGACACGGTAAGGGATCTCGAGCCCAGTTTCTTTGCCATTGCGGGTGTGTTCGAAACCAACAATGTCCAGCTCGCAATAGCATTCGTAAATCTCGCGGTCACGATCTTCGGGGTTCATCTGGTTTGCGGCGATGCCCTGCTGCGCTTTCATCTCGAGCTGCGCAGAGTCGAGGGTGACTTGCTTCGGGGTGCTCAAGGAGATGTCTTTGTAAGCTCCCAGGATCTGCATC